CTTGTGCTTGAACAGTTGGGTGCGAACAAAGATGGGAGCCTTGATCCGCAGGGTGATCTGTGGATGGGCAAACGGAGTCCAGTGCTTGTGTTTGGCAAGGTAGGCAATGAGTTTACCGTCCTTGTCGGTGAACTCTTCGCTGATCTTTTGAAACGATACACGCGCTGCGTTTACAACGGTGAGATCGTCACCCATGTGGGACACATACTGCACAAAACCGTTGTCCAACACAATTACATTCTTAATCATCGCATTCTCCACTGTGAAAATCGTGCAAGAGCAGTGAGTCCGCTGCAAGCACACTCGTCAATGATACTCTGAACTTCCTGCGGTGAACGCCCCGCAAGCACCATGTCGTTGATGTCTTTTTCCTCTACGCTGTCAGCCCACACGCATACGGTGTATCCACCACGGATGGCTTCTTCAACCTTTTTGACAATCTCTGCGTTGCGAGGCTCGTTGTCGTATACAACAACACAATCACTGAACAATTTAGTGGCGTGAGCGAGTTCACAGCCAGCAAGAGCAACAGCATTATTGAGAAATACAGAGTCAAGTGGACCTTCAACTGCATAAACCCTCTTTGAATAATCCAATTTATCCTCGCCATATATTGCTCTGCCGTCCTTGCAGAACTTGACGGTGATGTATCGGATTGCGTTCTTGGAACCGCTTAGGCACCGTCCTTGGGCTGCAACCAATTCCCCCCGTTTGTTGACAAAGGGGATGACAATACGCTCGTCATTGGGAATGGTGGTATATGTAGGGTCAATGGATCGAACCCAATCTCCAAATCCATTTGAAAAATAGAAGCGGTCAAGGTGAGGAATCTGTCTTCCTGTCAAATATTCTCGTGCAAGGTGATCTTCTGCAAGTGAAGTAATTTTTGGAAGGTGCAGTTCAGCCTTGGGCAGAGCAATTGCCGTTTCATCAGGCTTCACATAATTGCTTTTGCCGTTCTCGCCGTTACGCCACCGCTCAAGCGCGTACTCTTGGGCTAGAGCAGGAGCAACAAATTGCAAGAAACGGTACATGGAGTGCCCAATTCCACAGTTGTGGCACTTAAAGAAATAGTCGTTCTTCTTGGGAAAGAAAAACCCACGGGCTTTGCTCTTGTTCTTTTGCGAGTCACCGCAGATGGGGCAACGACAATTTGCAAGATTTCCACTCTTCCACTTGAATCGCTCAAGTTGAGGAGACACCATGTTGATATATTTCTTGTCGATGTAGGCAGACATTTTACGGCTTGTGTTGTTCTCGCTTGTGATCGGAATCGTACATCATCTGTGCAAGCGCAATCATATCATGCTGTGGTTCCCAATGCAACACCTGTTTGGCTTTTTCAGGATTACCAAGCAGATACGGAACTTCATTGGGGCGGAACAGGCGGGGATCAATCTCAACATATTTGCGATAGTCACCAAGCCCTGCGTATTGGAATACTACTTCCAAAAATTCACGCACCGAATAGGTGCGGTTGGTTGCCACCACATAGTCATCGCCCTGCGGCTGTTGCAGCATTCGCCACATGGCATCCACATAGTCACCCGCGAAACCCCAATCGCGCTTTGCGTCAATGTTGCCAAGCAGCAGTTTCCGTTGCTTGCCCTGTGCAATACGAGCAGCGGCAATAGTGATCTTGCGAGTCACGAATGTCTCGCCACGCCGTGGGCTTTCGTGGTTGAACAGAATGCCTGAACTTGCGTGGAGTCCGTAGGCTTGGCGGTAAACGCGGGTCATGTGGTGCGCGTGGAGTTTGGCTACCGCATACGGAGACACAGGAGTCATACGGCTGTTTTCGGTGTAGCCCGTGGTTCCGTAATCCTTGGAGTCGCCGTACATTTCTGAAGACGAAGCCTGATAGAATCGGGTCTGTGGAGACACCGAACGAATGGCTTCAAGCATTTTCAGCGTTCCACCTGCAATGCCGTCACTAGTGTACTCAGGAACATCAAATGAAACCGCAACATGGGACTGCGCGGCTAGGTTGTACACTTCGTCCACCTTGTACTTCACAAGCAGATTTGTGAACGCACCACCGTCTGTGAGATCGTAGTAGCACAGTTTGAACTGTGAGTTGGACACTTCATTGGTGTAGATGTGGTCAACCCGCTCTGTATTGATCAGTGAGGTGCGCCGCTTGAGTCCCACCACAAAGTAGCCCTTGGAGATCAGTAGATCCGCAAGGTACGAGCCGTCTTGTCCGTTTACGCCTGTAATGATTGCCGTCTTCATTCAATGCTCCAATCGCTAGTGTCACGCTTATTGCCGAACTTCGCCGTGAAGTCCTTGGCTCCGTATCCTGAACCAAACCCATCGTCCTTGCCCTTTTTGATGTTTGCGTCCATCAAGTCTTCGGACACGCTGCTGTCAATATCGTAGAACTTCATCTTGGAGTAGTTTAGCCCCACGATGAACTTCTTGTTTGCAGCCTTGCCATTGTAACGGTTCTTCAACTGCTTTACCATGATCTGCCCTGCCTTTTCCAATTCTTCAGTTGTAATGAGGGCAATCATCAGATCAGCGGTGTGTGGAAGACCGAAAGATTCTGAAGTGTCTGTCAAGTCAACATCGGTGGACGAGAACCCTGCTCGGTTGACCTGAGTGGCAGACACAATAGGCACATCCCGTTCCATTGCCAAGCCCCGCAATTCCTCTGCTATAGCCTTGATGTAGCCATAGGAGTTGATGGTATTGCCGTGCTTGAAACGAGCCGAAGAGCAGATATTGATGTAATCAATAAAAATAATGTCGGGAGTAAACTGCTTCTTCAGTCGTAACTCGTCCAAAAGGATACGGAAGTGATTGGCATTGGCGAATGAAGTAGGGTATTCCTTCACGATGAGTTTTCCCGAAACTCCCCGTGTGCAAGACTTTAATCGCTTTTCATAAAGTTCCAAAGGCAGATCCGCAAGTTCATCCATAGTAATATCCATGATGTTTGCGTCAATGCGTTCGGCAATGCGTTCCTCTGCCATCTCAAGAGTAATGTACAGAACATTTCTGTTCTGCATGAGACACGCAGCGGCATGATGGCACATGAACAGGCTTTTGCCTACACCTGTTCCTGCCATGATGATGTTCAGGGTCTTGGGAGAGATGCCGCCCTTGGTGATGGCGTTAAACATCTCCAAGTCAAACGGAACCTTTCGTTCAACCCTGTGATAGAACTCGTGCCGTTCCTGATAGTCCTCTAGAAAATCGTGACCCACATTCGTGTCGAATGATACAGCCAAGGCTTTCGAAAGAATTTCAGGCAGGGCGTGAGGTGTTCGTGCTTTGTCTTTGCCGTCAATAATCTGAATAGACTCAAGGATGGCATTGTAAATGGCTTTGTCCTTGCAAAACTTCTCCGTGGTGTCTAGCATCCATTGAGTGTCTTGCTTGATATTCTTGCCAATTTCACCAACAAGAGTTTTGCACTTTCCGAATTCGTCTTCGGTCAGGCTCTTGTTGTTTTCCAAAGCAATCAGCAGGGCTTCCTTGGTGGGAATGCCCTTGTACTCGTTCACAAAATCCTGTAGTGAACGAAACACTGCACGATCAACCCGATCAAGAAAATATTCCTCCTGCAAAAAGGGAATGGTCTTCTTGCAGAAATCGGAATCGTTCAGTAGTCCCGATAGGATTATTTTCTCTGTTTGGCTCACTTGAGTCCGATCTCCTCGTCCAATTCAGCAAGTTCGTCCATTGCCTTCTGCGATTCATCAGAACCGTAGCAGAACTCCTTCTTCACGGCAACTTCAATTGCTGCAAGCACCTCGGGAGTGTAGTACTTTTCTGGCTCACGATTAATCTGTGATTCGAAAGCCGTCTTGCCTGTGGGCAACTGAATCTTCGTGGACACCTTGGTGAAGATGCCGTGCTTGATTGCCACATCCAATAGCCCATAGTACTTGTTGAGTCCTGTTTCAAAATTCAACTGCACATCAATCATCTTGTCCTGCTTCGTCATACGGCTCTTGTTGGTCTTGCAGTGAATGATATTGCCCACCACCTCGTTGTCAACCTTGTCCTTCTTCTTGGACAGGTAGATGATAGTGGACGCAGCGTACTTTAGACCGCTGCCACCGCCCATTTCCTTCATTGGAATATACGCACCCACAACATCGTAAGTGTGGTTTGTAAGAATGAGTGGAATACGAGCGTAGCCCAACTTGATGGTAAGCACACGGAAGGTAGCCTTGAGAACCTGTGCGCGAGTCATGTCACGGGTTCCCTTGCCTTCGGCGGTGTCGTTCATTTCCTTCTCTGTGGACAACATTCCCAAAGAGTCAAGCACAATCATCATGCGAGGACGACACTTGCTGTCTGTCTCCAAATACTTGTCCACGCTGAGAACACATTGATGACGGAACTCTTCTACCGTGGCAACAGGCAGCACAGCCACCCGCGAACGATCAATTCCGCGAGAGTCAAGCATTTCACTAGTGATGGCTTGCTCCGTATCAAAATACAGCACCATTGCGGTGGGATCACTATCAAGAAATTCACGAACCACATTCAGCGCAAAGTAAGTCTTGCCCGTGGCTTGTTCACCCGCAAGAGCAATAATCTTGTTGTCGGGAATGCCACCGTAGATGGAACCACTCAGTAGAGCATTAAAAGAATACGATCCCGTGGAGATAAATCCCTTGACATCGCTGCCCTCCAATCCATCTGCTGCAATGGTTGCGTACTTGTTGTTTGCCGCCTTCAAAATATCATTCAGTTTCATACTTTCTCCAATTGTTTAATCTGCGTGTCAATGAGATCCATCTCAGACTCCATAGCCCGTATTGTATCCAACGGCGTAAGTTTGTCAACGATCATCTGTTGAGTTTCACGCCGCAGCAGGTCTTTTCTTTTGCAGAGAAGACCTTTCAAGTATTCAAGATTTAAAGTATTCATCAGGTTGTGAGTTTGAGTCCTGCGTGTGGAGCGTTGGCGGTGGGAACCACAAGCCCGTTGAACGCACCGTTGAACTCGTTAGCGAGATCCATAACAGGATCAGCAGTGAACATTACATAGGACGCAGGAACAGTCACCTTGGTGTCCTTGACTGATGCCATCCACGGCACGACCGCAATGTTTGCACCACCGTTCTTGGTGGGAACAGGCACAACCATGCACGGATTCTTGAAGGTGTACGACACAATCTTGTCGCCTTCAAAATTCTCGGTGACGCTTGCAATAAGTTCTTCGCCAGTTTGAACCTTCACGATCTTTGTAGCCATGATATATCCTTTTGTTGGGGGTTACTGTATGTAGAAACGCAATCACGCAAACAACGACTCAAGACTATTTCTTTCTTCAGGACTCCACCCCACCGCATCGGTGATGGCGCGTAGAGGCTCAAGGAAAGTCTTTTTGAATTGAGTATCGTAGTCAATGTATTTCTGAAGATCAAACTCCTTGGGCATGGTGATGGGAAAACCAATCACGCCTTCGTGTATAGGGTTGGGAGTCTTCAGGTAAATAAACTTCATCTTCTCGCCTTCACCAATCAGGCGGTACTTCTTGTCTAGTTTGAGTCGCTTCACAATGGAATTGTGGAGCAGAGCCGCCTTCACCGCGATGGGTGTAGCCTTCTTGTAAATGGTGAGCGCGTTGGCGTACTCCGTCATGCCGTTCACGCCACGGGGAGAAGCCACTTCCTCCACAGGCAGAGACTTGAACTCCCGCTCTGTCTGTATCACAAACTTCTGAAGTGTGGCTTCGTCACCCATGAGAACGGTTTCAATTGCAGTCTTGAGTGCCTTGCGAACATACGCAGGAGTAGACGAACGCGCAGTCTCCATGCCCATGATCTTGAACTTGGGAGTCTTGTAGCGCACACCTTCGGTGTCCCACACGGACAGCATATACCGCTTCTTGGCAGTCCACACGCCTCTCTCTGCAATGACTTCGCGTCCCATTGACATCTTGTTGGCGTATGCGTTCAGCACACCCGCAAGTTCTGCAAACTGCTTGTCGATGTACGGTTGCAGAACACGCTCACAGAAATCATTCAAGAAATCAACCTGATCGCTTGTGGTGGTCTTCTTGCTCAGGGCTACCACACCGCCAAGACGCAAATACACAGAGTCTGTGTCAGACGCAATCACATAGTCCTGCCCGTCAGTCTTTAGCACTTTGTTCAGGAAGCGGTTGAGTGCGTCACCAATCCATTGAATGCTCAACTGCCCCGACAGCGTGATGGCTTCCGCGAGGGCTACATCAAAGAATCGGAAGTACTGATTGCCGATTGCACCGTAAGCGGAGTTCAACTGAATCTTACGCACCAACTGAAAGTTGTGGTACTTGGAAATCTCGTACTCAATGCGCTGCCGCTCTTCCGCAGGGGCACTCTTGTCCAATTCCACCAACCGCTTCTGTGCAGCAATCATCAGGTTCTTGTAGTGCTTGCGTTCTGCGTACATCTTCTCCATGAGTTCAGGCAAGAAGCCTTGACGCTCACGAGTAAACGCCACGCCGTTTGCAGCAATAGACAGATTGCATTCCTTGCCTTGATTCAAATACTCAGCAGGATCAATAAATGTCTTGAGTGTTTCACCGCGATTCCGTGCCAACAAGGAGTCAGGCGAGATGCACCCGCGCTTCCACACAGGATTTGTGTCCTTTGTCTCAGGAGAAATATTGAATTGCATGATCAAATGGGGATACAGCGAATTCAAATCGTAACTCACCACCCAATCGTGCTTGCCCACAAGTGGATCTTTCACATACGCACCCGCGTACTGCTCGTCCTTGTCGTTGGTCTTCTTCTGTGGGATCACCATGCCCTTGCTCATCAGGTGATGGTGAATAATGGCATCCCATGTACGGACTTGAGAAAACACATCCTCAAAGTTTACACGGGCGGAATACGCCAACGCCACCGCTAGTTCCATGAGTTTCAGTTTGGATTCTAGTTTGTCTACGAGTCGCACATCCTGTAGGTTATACTCCATGAACTTCTGAAAGTCTTTGGTGTAGAACTCTTGAATGGTTTCGTATTCCCCGTAAGACAGTTTCTCCTCGCCCAACTCCACCTTGGAAATGTGGTTGAGTGAGTACGATTCCTGCTTCACATAGGTGAAGGTTTGATACAACTCAAAGTAATCAAGGGTAGCCACACCGCTGATCACATACGCGGTTTGATCTCGCCCCATGCGGTTAACAGTCATTTCCCGCATCTTCCCCCAAGGGGAAAGGGAGTTCGCCCACCCGTCTTCAAGATGGTTCATCCGCGCCACAAGGTACGGAATATCAAAAAAGCGAATGTTCCATCCTGTCACAATGTCGGGATCAAGGAATTTCCAAATGGCGATAAAGCCTTCTAGTAGTTCCCGCTCATCATTGTACGGGGTGATCTGAACTCCCTTTCCTTCAATATGAAAGTCTCCCAACCCTAGCACATAGGTCTTTTCACCCATTGAGATTGTGATTGCAATAATCCGTTCGGTCGGAGAACTGGGCGTGGGAAAACCGCCGTCACAAGATGTCTCAATGTCAAAGTTGGCTACGCGGAGAGTGCTGAAATCGTATTCGACTTCATGGGGAAACTCTTTATAAAGGTATTGGTACACATAGTTGGTGTTTCCGTAAACATCGTAGTTGGAAACATCCTTGAACTGATCAATGAACTGCCGTGCCTCCTGCATATCTTCGAACTGCACAGGCTGCACGGGCTGTCCGTGAATCGTGGTAAGTGTAGTGTCCCCGCTCTTGTCCTTGCCGGGAATGTAGAGCGTGGGGCAAAACGGTGAGCGGAGGTGCTGCCTCTGCCCGTTCTTCCATCCACGGTACAGGATGTTCTTGCCACGAATATCAACGGAAGTGTAGAAGTCCACTGTGTTCTTATCTTTCTACTAGTGAAATCCAATCCTGATGAACCATGTCTTTGCCGTCATGCCCCTGACCTTGGTTCTTGGTACGATCCCACAGAACCTTGTCTCCGACCTGTATGTCTTCCGTTATCTTATCACCAATCGCCACAACCGTACCCCAAATGTCCCGAGTTTTCACTACTTCATTGTAAATGATTCCCGCTTCGGTTTCGGTCTGACCGCCAAGGTGCGACTGCACCCAAATCCATTTTCCAATTGGCTTAAACTTGCTCATTTAAAATCTCCTCTAGAGTTTGTGGAACTGATTCTTTAATACGCGCTTCTGCAATCTTAATATATTCGGGATTCAATTCAGTCCCAATATAATTCCGTCCGTTCTTCAAAGCCACCACAGCAGTTGTGCCGCTGCCTGTGAACGGATCAAACACCGTGCCTCCTGCGGGGCATCCTGCAAGCACACACGGCGTTACTAGTTCTTCAGGGTACACCGCAAAGTGTGCGCCCTTGTAGCCCTTCGCATTCACCGTCCACACGGATCGCTTGTTCTTCAGCGGATTGTCTTCCCACTCCTTGCCCTTCAGCCCGTGGTGCTTTAGTTTGGGATCAGTGGTTCCGTCCCGCATTTCAGAGCGGTCACGGGTTCCCCAATTACGAGCAGGTTCCTTTACCGCTTCGTGATCGTAGTAGTAGTGGGGCTTCTTGGACAACAAGAAGATGTACTCATGCGACTTGGTGCAGCGGTCTGCCACGCTTTCAGGCATGGGATTGGGCTTGCTCCAAATAATGTCCTGCCGCAGATACCACCCGTCTGCCTGTAGCGCAAGAGCGACCCGCCACGGAATACCGATCAAGTCCTTTGTCTTCAGCCCCTCCTGATCCTTACGGTTTGCAGGAATAAAATTGGTGGGCATACTACGAGGGTTGCCGTTGGCTACCGTCTGCGGGGGTGGGGCACAGTTCTTTGCGCTCATGTACGAGTCGCCAAGGTTCAGCCACAGCGTACCGTCATCACGCAGGATACGGCGCACCTCGCGGAACACTTCGGTCATCTTCTGCACATAGCCGTCAACGGTGTCCTCCTGACCAATCTCGCTGTCCCCGCCACCGTAGTCGCGGAGTCCAAAGTACGGTGGGGATGTAACGCAAGTCTGAACGCAACCGTCTGGCAGCGTCTTCATGCCTTCAATGCAGTCTCCAAGAATGATGCGGTGTGTGTTCATGCCATTAAATCCTCTAGTGTAGGCTTGCTCTTCAGCGGCTTGCCTGTGATCAGCGCGTCCAAATCGTTCTCACTCAATCCCAATCCTGCCGCAAGTTGTCGCACAAACTCCCATGCGCGATCAGGACTGATCCGCTCACTATACAGTCGAAAGTGTTCGGGTGCAAGAGCAATCGCTTCGGGAAGGAGTTTATGACCTTTTGCCACATTTTCAGATCCTTCTAGTATCCTCAAATTGACGGGATGATGAATACCTCCATGATTCACTGGAAGTATATGATCAATATGATATTGTTTTCCTGTTTCTTTTGAGATAATAGCACGGGTATCTTCAAGAAGTGCGATTCTTTCTTTCTCATTTGCAGTTAGAGGAACAGAACACTTCTTTTTCTTTGCTCTCCTCTGTCTAGTTACAATAAGAACTTTGTGTTTGTGCTTTCTAGACCAGTCTCTTGCCCGTGATCTGATAGTCTCACGGTCGTGATTTCGTCTATCTGCTTCTTTTAATCGTAGACGATCTCTGTGTTTTTGTCTATATTTACGGTTTCTCTCTCTACTTAAAAGACGCGCATGGGGAGTGGTATTGTACCTACGAATGTTCTCTCGTATGGTATCTTTATTTTCTTCTCTCCATTCTTTTTGCTTTATTTTTATGTCTTCTTTGTGGGCTTCATAGTAAGCCTTTTTTGATTCTGCGTTTTCTCGTGCCCACTCTCTGTTGCGAATTCGTATTCGTTCACGATTCTTTTCACGATACTTCGCATCCGAAGCCTTCTTGCTTTCTTTGTCCCAAGCCATACCTTACCCCCAAATCAGGCAATATCGCCGTAGAACCTGCCACGCTCAAAGAAGTTCTCTTCATGCCCCACAAAGCCAAAGCACTCATGTGCGTAGTCAAGAATGATCTGCTTGTCAAACTTCTTGCAGGAGTACACATCAAGCGTGATGAACCGCTTTGGCTCCATTGAGTGAATCTGAATTCCGCTTTCAATGAGCGGAACCCAACCGCTTACCCCTGCCTTGTCGGGATACAGTTCTGTGCCGTGGTTGGTTGGACCGTGCATGACTACGGGCTGTGACATACGGGTCATGCCGATCTTGTCCACAACGCGCTCAAGAAAGCGGTAGTGCAGTTCCAAGTCATCGGCTGCACCGATGCGGCAGTTGTACA